GTGGAGTCGAACCATCGAAACTTGGCGACGTTCAGCGCCACATAGGCCACGGCATAGTTCATGTTCTGGTCGAAGGCCAGCGATACCTGCGTGATCCCGGCCTCGGTGATGACGGTGGTGAACGTGATTTCGCTGCGCTTGGACAGGCGGATGTCGTTGCCCACAAGCTCTAGCTTCCAGTCGAGCACGCGCAGGCCCTGCTGCCCCTGGTTTAGCTCAACACCCGCCAGTTCAAGGTCAACAATGCGGCTGGCGCGCCCCTCGCTGTCAGGCACCAGCAGCGGGGCCGATGGCGCCCCCAGCGACAGAGAGTTCTGCGGCAGGCTCATGGGCTACAGCCGACCCCAGGTGAAGCCAAAGGTCAGCGTCAGAGTTTTGGTGGCGTCTTTGGCAATGGGAGGGCTGAAGCTGCACTTAAAATTGCTGCCACCGACAATACCAGTAAAATTCATTGAGAAGGCAGAAACACCGCCCGTGACATTTGCCTGAGAAATTGACGCCGAATAAGTTATCACTTTCCTATAAGAACCTGACGAGTAGGCCGCCACTGAAGGACTGGAGCCACTTACTGATGTTCCGGTCGGAAATATGTAATTCGCACCAAAAACCCCTGGGCCGTAGTAATTAATAAAGCTAGAATTGGGCGCCAACATCCATCCGCCCGCAAGCATATCGGCGGCAGCACCGACTGCAATGCTGGCAGGCCGCACGATATAGTTGGTATCTATCCCGCCAATCGTTCTCATCCCTGTTGCGTCCACCTCGCTCGGATAAACGCGAAGCTCATAGTCAACATCAAGAAAGTCAGTCGCAATAATGGTCAGCGTGGTCGGCATGTCGCTCCCATCAAGAATGAGCGCTCGGCTCCACAGGGTGGTGGAGTTGCGACCAATCCCGACCTCGGTCCAGTTCCCAGTGGCAACCCCTTGAGCAAAGCGCCGCGTCCACCTGTACCAGGCATAGCGGTTTATCCCTGATGTGATGGTTCCCGACGCGGTACCATTGGTAGTGGTCGTGGACACCACCGTCCCCGATACCGCCGTATCCCCAACGGCCGGCGTCGCCGTTCCGGTGCCCAGCGCCACTGCCGTGGCCCACGAAGTCCCGTTCGAACCAATCCCGTTCAAGCCCAGGTCGGTAATGATGTTGTCAAACTCCAGAACCCGGATGACTCCCACCCCTGGGCGCGTGACGCGCAACGTGTATTTGCCTTTCAGGCCCATTTTCAGATTCATAGTCACACCAAGGTTCCGCCGTCGAAGTCGGCACTGAGGGACGCGCTTTCAGCACGCATGGAGTAGGTCGCATAGGTGGTCGTGACGATCAGCACCGCGTCGGTCAGATCGGCTACCAGTGAAGCGCTCTCAAAGCGCATGGAATACACCACGTAGGTCGTAGTCACGGTCAGCACGCCCCCGTTTAAGTCCGCCGCAAGCGACGCACTCTCGGGCCTCATTGGGTAAGCTACAAACGATGTCGTCACCGTCAGCACTGCGCCGGTCAGGTCGGCAGACAGCAGCACCGGGTCGGGCTTCAGCAGCGATCCAAACCAGGCGCCCGTCAGGTCCGCGCTCAGGGTGGCGTTGTCCAAGAACTCGACCGGGTAAGGCGGGCTGACCAGCTTCAGCGCGGCCCTGAACCGATACGGGTCGATCAGGATGTCCATGCTTTACGGGCTGACGACTGAACCTAGCAGAGAGACAATCAAACCTTTCGCGCCAGCCCCGGACGCGGTGATTGAAACCACGATCTCGGCGTCATCCGGGATTGCTGTGACGGACAGCACCACCGGCACGGCAGCAGTCGTGCTGGTTCTTTCGTCCTGGTCAATCGTGAGCGGAGTGCTCAACATGGGCGCCCCGTTGACCGTGATGCTGATGCTCACCACGCCCGACACGCTGGCCGCAAGCAAAGAGGCTCGAACATCGGTCAATGTCAGTACGCGCTGCACGCGGAAATAGGCCGCGTTGCTGGTGACTTCCAAGTCGCTTGTCAGGTCGCTGCATGACAGTTGGTACTTGGTGGCGCCTGTAAATGTGCCGATCAGGTCGAATCCACGCTGGATCAGCACGAACTCGTTGACCACTGTTCGTGCCCGCGCCAGCGATCCGGCAATGGCCGTGAAAGCTCTCTGGTAGTAGGGGTTGGTGGCCATGTCAGCGCGCCAACTTTCTGGGCGTGTAGATGATCTGGTTGGTCTTCAGCGTGTGCGGCAGTTCGTTGGTGGACAGTGAACGAAGAAGCAAAGACATGCTCCTGCCCTGACCGTGAATCGGGAACCGCAGACGGTTCACCAGGGCCACGTCCCAATAGGCGCGGTCCCAGGAATTGAAGTCGTAGAACAACCCCGCTCCGTAGACCTGACGAAAGGCGTTGATGTTTGTCGTGCTCACGCCGGCAGAGTTGGGGTCGCTGTCATCGAACTCACCGGCCACCGCGATCTCAAATGCGCTCTCGGCCTCGATCTGCACTTCGGCGTGCCGGTACTGCTTCAGCGTCAACGGGCTGCGTTGGCTTTGGCTGCTCAGTCTCAAGCCTGCTTCGACCTCCAGGCCGTCGAACGAACGCCCCACGTCGGCCTCGTACACCATGCCGTTGGCGCCGCCGTAGAACACCCGGTAGAAGCCGTTGATCTCACCGCCCACGGCGCACTCGATGACCATGCCGTAGTCGCAAGGCATCCACTCGAAACGCTTGCCGGTGAAGGTGGCGCTGACGAACAGGCCGTCGCTGAAGAAGCATCTGTAGCGGCTCTTGTTGCGCACCAGCACACTGCACTTGACGGATGCGTTTTTCACCAGCGGGTCGATGTCGCGCGACGCAGACTCGTACTCGAAGTTGCCGAAACTCTGCGTGGGCTTGAAGCGGTTGAAGCCGTCGCGGTCAAACGTCATGTGGACCCCGGCGATTTCCTGCGCGGCGTTTGCTTGACCGCCGGCCTGGTCGCTGATCTTCTTGAAGTCCCACGGTTGAGATCCACCCACCGCCGTGCCGTACAGCACGAACACGCTGTCGCGGCAGATCACCATCAGGGCGGCAGAAGACTCCGACCCGCTCACCACCAACAGGCCAGTGCCCACATCGCCCGTGCCCAGCTCGGCCGCGCCAGTCACGGCGCTCCACTGGTACGGGTTGCCGATGGACGAATGCTGCAGGCTGCCCCGGTACAGGTAGAACAGATGGTTCTTGTGGGCGATGACCTGGGTGGCACGCACAGCCCCCATGCCGGTCGTGATGGGCACAAGCACCGTGCCGTCGAACTCGAATTCGGCGTTCACCCCATCGCAGCAATACAGGCGTTCGGCGTTCAGGCTGGCCGTGAAGTTGAAGGCGAAGGTCTGCACCCGGCCGCCGTCCAGCACGCTGATTACTGCGGCGGCGCCGGCCAGCACGCAAGCCCCGCCGCCAACAGCTGCGCCAGCAGCAAACACCCCAGCCACCGGATCTATGATCAGCCGACCGGCCGCCGTGCCGGCTGCGAAGGTGCCCGACTCCAGCACCACGCGCTTGACGGTGGCCGTGTTGGCCCCTTGAACCAGCGACGAACCCTCGGCGTATACCGCAGAGCCTCCGGTAAAACTGACCTGGCTGAACAGCGGAACCACGGTCCAGCCTGTGACGCCCTGCTTGTAGGTGACGAGGTTGCCGCCAGACCCCTTCCAGCAGTAGACGACGCTGTTGAGGATGGCGATGCCGCGTATCTGGTCTGCCCCGGCCGGCGCCACGATGTCGGTGCGGTAGTTGTTGGCAGCCGCTTCGCTGATCACGTTGTCCAGAAACCCGTCGATCACCGGCTGGGTGTCGGTCACGGTTCCACGGGCGGTTACGCCTTCACGGATGACTTCGTTGACGAACGGCCCGCCGACGATCTTGGTCACGCCAATGCGGGTGGCAGTCACGTAGATCACCACCGCCGTGGCGCCCGATGTCAGCCCGTTGACGGCATCACCCACCACCAGCCCCGTAAAGCCGGCTGTGGCCTCCAGCAACGTGTAGATGGCAGCACTCGGGCTGGGTCTTCCGCTGAAGCGCTCGAAACCGCCCAGGCGCCTGTAGCCGCTGCCGAACTCGGCCTCGTAGTTGGTGGCGAAACGCGCCGTCCCGGGCCGGGCCATGCCTGGGGGCGAAGTCAGGTCGAGCCCGCCGCCGAATGCCGAGGCATCGACTTGGACGGACACCTGTGGCAGTTCGCGTGCAGCCATGATCAAGCCAGAGGCCGAGCCCCGATGGTCATCGTCGGGCCTTGGTCGGTCCACAGGTCGTCGTACAGTTGATCGCACTCATCGCGCGCACGGCTGTAGACCTCGGGTGCGGCATCGAAAGCGGCCAGGTTCTTCAGGGCTTCCCACGCAATGATCATGTGGTAATCGTCGGGCATGCTTGGGATGTCGGCGTCCAGCGCCAGCGGAATCACCTTCGTGCGGTAGTCGAACCGCACATGGTGGATCGCGTTCGGAGTAGGGCCGAGAAACAGCAGGTTGTCGGGGCTCACGGCCCAGAAGGTGGGCGACGCAGAAACATGCGTGCCGACAATGAAGCGGTCGCGGAACACGTCGTAGGGCAGCCATGTCAGGCGCCACTCGTTGGCCGGCACCGCAGGCAGCAGCGCCGAAACGGTGTAGTCGTCGCTGACATTCCGAAAGCCCCGGAAGTCTGTCAGCGCCAGGGTGTTGCCAGGCTGCACCAGCATTTGTGCAATCAAGGCGGGGTCGTGGTCCATCCGTGCAGCGGTGATCGACATCAGCACACGTTTACGCATCCAGCGCCAGTGCTCGGTGCGGCGTTGAATCTTCTCCCACGCCGTCGAGACCCAGTTGACGATTCGCAAGTCGTCGCCGACGGCGCCCACCACGGTAGCCAGGTTACCGCCCGATCGGCCCGACTCCAGCTTCGTGCGGTTGACCAGCTCCAAGTAGTTCACGGCTCTCTCAGAGCGCCGCGACCACGGTGTATGGGAAGCGCTTGCGGTCGATGGTGATGGTCTTGTTGCGGTCGAACTCGTCAACCTCATCCACACCGATCACGGCCGCGTCCAGGCGCGTCAGCACCGACTTGGGCACGTCCACATCACGGCCGCGTTGGATGCGGAAATCGCCCTCTTCGCATCCGCCCATGAAGACGTAGCGCTCTTCGTTGTCGTTGCCCAGGCTGATGTTGATGGTGAACCATCCCTTCTTGCGGGCGGCGTCAATCGGCGGTTTGCGGATCTCGGACATGCGTTTTCTCCAGTGCAAAGAAAGGGGCCGGAGCCCCTGCCCGTGAGGGACTTAGAACGTGGTGGCCACCGGCACGAGGCCGACGTTGATGAACGTCGCCACGCCGGTCAGTGCGGTCGTGCCGGCAAGAAACACCGACGCGCCCGAGACCACCTTCATCACCGCAAACGCCGTGAAGCCGAGCGGAATGTCGGGGATCACCGACCGGCCCACGGCATAACCACCGCTGCCGATTGCCAATCCGTCGAAGCTGCCCTGCACCACCTTGATGGTGCCTGCCGCGTTGGCGCCGATGACGTAGTAGCAGGTCGTACCGACGGGCTGCTGGACGAAGCCCGTTGAGCCGGTCGGCTGTACGTAGTCCACCTGCGATGCCGGGAGGTCGGCTGCCACCAGCGCGGCCAGAGCCGTGTTGGTCTGGGCTGCGATGTTGCGCATCACGCCGCCAACCGTGATCGAACCCGCGACCGAGGTGGTAAATGCCGTAGCCGTGGAGCCAATAACGGCCAGGCCGTTGAAGAGGCATTGATTGGCCATCTGCCGCTCGGCGGCGGTCCTGATATGTGCTGCTGTTGCCATGATTGATGTCCTTGCAAATGGTTGAAGAAGGGCTCGCGTTGAGCCCGTTCAGGTTGTTTACTGGGCCACGCCGCATTCCACGCGGACCATCCAGGCATCATTCAAAATGCACGCCGTGGCGTACATCTTGAAGCCCACATGACCTCGTTGGCCGAGCACGTCGGAGTCGCTGGGCTTGGGGTTCACCACGATGGGCGTGACCGCGTTGCTGCCCGCCAGGCTGACATTGGCGTAGGCGTCTGCCCCGACGATGATGATCGGGTAAACGTCTGCCAGGCCGGTGCCAGAACCACCGTTGGTCAGCAGCGTGGAGCCCGAAGCACCAGCCACCAGGAACGGCGCGTAGAGCGTCGATGCCAGGAAGCGGATGTCACGGTAGCTGCCGATCTCGTTGGGCAGCAGCGGCATGCCGTTGCCGTACTCGCTCGGCGTGCGGAACGCCTTTGCACCGCCGGTCTCTGTCAGCGCTTCCAGGTCCACCTGAAGGTCAGGGTGGCAGAAAGCGATGAACGCCGGACGGATAGGCGCGGTGCCCACCTTGTCGGTGCCGGCCAGCATCTTGCCAATCGGCTTGGCGTTCTGGCGCTTCAGTTGCCGGATGGCCCGGTTCAGGGCCAGCGTAGTGATCTGGCTGGCCACCGTGCCACGGGTCGTTGCAGCGCCAGCGTACAGCAGGTTAGTGCCGCCGCGAATGGCGTTGTAGCAGACGAGTTCTGCGGTTTGCCCGGCCATCTCACCCAGCACTTCGGCGTACTCGGTCAACACCGGGTCTTCGTGGGTGTCGGCGATGACGTCGCTGATCTGCACGCGGCGACCGAACTGCTGCAGGGTAGCCTGCACGTCGGTCGGCACGATGCTGTCGGGCGCAGGCGTAACGCCTTCAACCAGCGGCGTCAGGCTCGGCGCGAAGCCGTTGTAGCGGCGGAACCGGATGATGTTGGTCTTGTTCTTCGGGATCGGCTGTTGCTGGCCGAAACGCGACATGCACATCATGGGCAGCGCGCGTTCGAGAAGTTTGCTGGCTGCGAAAGCCGCAGTGCGGGGGGTCATATCACCATATACGTTCGACATGATTCAGTCCTTCAGGCTTGTTTCAGAGCTTGCGAGAACACAGCGAAGTGGCCGTCGAAGTCGTCGGGTGCCGGGCCGGTTGGCGGCCGTGCATTCCCACGAGGGGCCACACCCGCTGCGCGTCGTAGGCGCTCGGTGTTTGGGTTTGCCGGCAGTGCCGGCGCTGGGGTAGGTGCTGGGCTGCCCATAGGCTTGCCCTTTGCCGCGTAGTACAGGGTCAGCACGCTGGCGCTGTCTTCCACGGTGTTGGCGTTCGTGTAGATGCTGCGGATTTCCTGACGTTGGCCTTGCAGCCAGCCGTCGAAGTCCGCGCCCCGGATGTCTTCACGCCAGGATTTGGTGAAGCGCTCGTCAAGGCCGTTCCAGACCTCTTCGTGCTGCTTCCTGTCCTCGCGGGAAATGATCGGCTGCAAGCGTTGGTTGGCTTGTTCAGCGTCCTGCTGCGCTTGCTCGACCTTCTTGCGGAGTTCAGCGACGGTCGATTCAAGGCCGGCGGTTGCTGTGCTCACGCGCTTCTGGACAGCGGCGTTGAGGTCTGGGGCTTGGTCCAGCACGTCGTCATCGACCGGCGCTGCGGCTCGAACCGGGGCGGCTTTCGCGGCCAACAGTTCATCGAGCTGTCTGCGCATCTCGTCAACGACTGACTTGAGCTGGTTGTTCTCTTTGGCGAACGCCGACACCCGGTTCGCGCTGCTGCGCTCGCGGTGGCGTGCGTCATTGACCTGGCGCTGCATCTCCCCGATGGGGTCTGCTGCCTGCTGCTCATCATCCGATGCGACCGGCGCTGTGGGCGCGGGATCTGCTACAACAGCGTCGTCGTCAACCTCAGAGGCGGGCGCGGGCGCGCTCTCCGGGGTTTTGGCGAACTCTGCGAAGGCTTCGTCGAACGAATCTGCAAGGTCTTGGGACATGGAATTCTTGACGGCCTGCATTGCTGCAGAGGCGGTCGCGCGTTGTGATAGGCGCGAGTGTCAGAATCCAAGCCTTCTTTGTCACGGTTCGCATACTCGGTCTATGAACCTACCCAAGTTCGAGTGGTACATGATCCCGATGTCGGTCCTTGCCACGCTGCCCTTCGTGGCGCTGTGCGTGTGGGTCGGCGCGGCCTTCGATCTGCCGTGGCTGTTCAATGCCGGGGCTTACATCAGCCTGATACCCGCCGTGTTTTGGGGCGTGCCGATGGTCTTCATCGCTGTCGGCTACCCGCTGATGTGGGCCTTCATGGGCTTGCAGTGGCTGGCTCTTTGGCTGGCGCGGCAGATCGCAGCGCTTCGTCATAGGCGCGGTTGACAGACTGCAGCACCTTGCGGCGGCGAACTTCCATCGCCTGCAGCCGGGCGTACTTGATGCTCTCGGGCTGGTCGGCGGCGATGATCGAAAGTTCTTCCTTGCGCAGTTGCGTCAGTTGACCGCGGATGCCTGTCAGCGCGCCGCCCAGCTTGTAGATCGGCCCTGCTTCCTGCGCCAGTTCGCGGGCCATGTCCATCTTGCCGTCGCGCATGGCGTTCTTCACCGGGCCGGTCGCCTCATCGATTTCCTTCATGCGCTCGTAGGCCAACATGCGGTCGGTCTCGGCGTTAATCGTCCCGTAGAGCTGCTTGATGAACGGCAGTCGGGCCACGTCAAGGTCTGGGCGCTCGATGTTCTGGCGCACGTAGAAGGCGTTCATGATGTCCAGCGTGAAACTCACCGGGCCACCGCCGTAGGTGCGCGCCAGGTTCTCCAGCGTGGCAGGGGTGAAGTCCAGCGCGCCGCTTTTGTACGGGTTGCCTCCCGTGGCCTCGTTCATCGCCTCGGCTGATCGCTGAAAGATCGTTCCAGCTTGGCCCGGGAAGTACAGCGACGCATCGGCGCTGCCCTTGTCGAAAGCGTTGTCCGGGTACATCGGTCGGCCGAAGCTGTTCAGGTTGATCAGCGATTGAATCGGCGCGTTCAGGAAGTCTGGTGTCACCGCCAGGGCCAGCATTTCCGTTGTCCCGCCAAGCGATTGCGAAACTTCGCGCACGGGCATGTAGGCGCCCATCGCAGAGGTCGCCAGCCGCACCGCAGCCTTGCCTGGCTTGCTGCCGCGCTTGGGGTCAATGCTGTTGCGCCACACGTCCACCGCCTGGTTGGCCATCGTGGCAAAGAAGTTGTAGCCGTAGGGCAGCGGGATCTTGCTGTACCGGCCGGTCGTGGAACCCGGGATGGGCTCGCCGAGTTCGTTCAGGCCCGGCGTCGGCGGCCAGATGATGATCAGGTTGCGGTCCTTGACCTCGGGCGGAATCTTGTCCCACCACGCCACGCCGTCGTCGTCCTCGCCCATGCTTGCGTTCTGCAGCGCCAGCAGAGCGGCACCAGTCATCGCCCCGCCCAGTGCAGCCAGCACCTTCGGCGACTTCAGCGACTGCACGATGCGGGTCGTGCCCTGCACTGCCGGGTTGAAGAACAGGAACCACGCCGACAGGGTGGGCGTGGCCGTGCCCTTGCGGTTGAAGTTGACGGTGATGTTCTTCGACACACTGGCCGCTTGCGCAACGGTCTTGCCCTCGCTGCGCGCCGCCTGGAAAGCAGCGAACCGGGTCGCGTTCTCGATGGCTCCGTTCACCTTCTCGATGTAGTCCAGCCACACCGGCAGAAAGCGAATCGGGTTCAGCTTGCTGCGGTCGGCGTTCTTGATCTGCGAGGCCATGTCTTTGGACAGTTGGTCGATCTGCCGGTAGTCCAGGAACCCGGTCTTGCCGCCGGTCGCGCGGAAAAGTTGGTAGTCGGCGCTGGGCGTGCCGAACTCGGCCTTGAACGACTGCACCATCGCGCCGGGCAGGTTGCCCCACAGCTTTGCCGCACCGCGATATCCGGTCTCGTCCATCATGCCGAAGGTGGCAGCTTGCACGTCGCGCGCGAAGTTCAGCACCGTGAAGACAGGGTTCAGGCTGGTGTACAGCCGGCCTAGAGC